TCCTCCTGATTTTTCTGTTACTGTAGCACTAGAGCCACAGCTAAATACATAAGTATTAGTTGTTACACTACTTATACTAAATCCTGAACTATTTTCAAACACTGTAAATGCTAGTCCTCCAGGGCTACCTTCTACATTTCTAAATCTAACAGTATCACTATTTGATCGACCATGATTTGGTTCAGTAACCGTAACACTTGCAGATCCGCTTGTTAAACTAAAAGGATTACTAGGTAATAAATTTTGTGTAGCTGGTTCTGTTCTAGCTGGTCTTGCTTGTGGTAAACCTTGTGCATCTCCACCATGATTTTTAGGTTCTAATTGTGGATGTTTTGCTTCGAATTCTGATATGTGAACAAATGATCCATTCCATTCTGTAACCATTTCCTTATATGGAAATTCCATACCTGATCTATCTGATATTGCTTTTGCGTATTTACCTTTACTTAAATTTGACATTAATCTTTACCTAAAGGTTTTTCTGCTTTTTGCATTCGTTCTGTTAATTTAATTATTTCTTGCATATCCAACGCACCTGTTAATGATTCAAATTCATCAATACGTAAAGGTTGTAAACCTAATTCTCTTACAGCCTTTGTATAATCTACGTATTTATTCATATTAAGTTCCTGGGTAATAAGTTTTTGGTGTTATATAAGAACTAGAAGAAGACCCGTCTTCTTGTAAAGCTCTGTTTAATTCATCTTCATATAATAATTTTAACATCTGCATTCTATCTGGTGAAAATTTAACTGATAAATAATATGCAAGACCTGCAATCATACAAGGAACAAATCTATAAGGCACATCTGCATCGTTAGTATAGGACCCTGCATCTTGAATTCTTTTTACATAATAGTAATTTAAAAATTTACCTGCCTCTGAACTTCCAGGAGTTAGATACAAAGTAACTGTAATTTTATCTATAAATCTTTGAACAAAATATTGTGTTGGTTGACCTGTTGAGGTTTTATTTGATAATGCTTGATATGTTGATCTATTTATTTTTGTAAGAGGTGTGTCAACATTAGATGAATTTCTAAAAGACGCTTCTAGTATATCATCTACACCATAAACAGCAGTTGCATCAGAAGTACCATCAGCTGTTGATCTAAACATAGTGTAGGTAGCTTTATCTGCAACTAAAGTAATACTATTGTTTGCAACTTCCCAATAATGTAAACCTCTGTTTGCCCATTCTTGAAATAAAATATTTAATGATCTTCTTGCAGATTTTAATTGATAACCAGAAACACCCTGTATTCCTATTCTTTCATAGGCTTCTTCAACAATATCAGAAATAGAAAAACCTTTTTCAAAGGTAGCTGTACCTGAAGTAGTGTTAGCCATTTACTCTCCTATTTATCTATAATAACAGTTACAGTTGCATCTGAGATAGCAGAAACTGTCATTCCGCCTTCAAATACAATTCCGTCTTCTGCAAGATTATAAGCAAATACATCTCCTGCTGGTACGTCTACTTGAAACTGTGTTACTGAGTTTCCATCTTGTAAAGTAACCGAACCTGCAGAACCCGATGAAGCTAAAATAATTCCTCTTAATCTTGTTCTTCCTGCAAACACAGAACCTGTTCCTGTTTTTCTAACTGCCCTTACGTCTGATTTCATTATCCTGTATATCCTATTGTTACGGAGTCTGTTGTAGTTAAGTCTAAATAAACTCCTGTTTTAAATCTTATACCAGAACCAGGGACCATTAAATCAAGTCCTTCAGAACTAAATTTAGCTTGAAATTCTAAAGATCCACCTGTGCTAGTTCCATCATATAATTTTACTAAACAATTAGACCCACCATGAGCTTGTATATAAGTCACTCTACATGGCCCTAAATTTGTACTTCCACCAGTGATAGTTTTAAAATTACCGTCTGCTGTTAATGTTGTAAACTTTTGATCACTTAAAAAAGATCCACCGCCTGCCATAATATTCTCCGTTAAATTTATGTGGGGCCGAAGCCCCACACTAATTATTTATTAACTTAAGTTATTATTTTGTATGTACAAAACAGTAACAGTAGCTGCACCTGTAGTACCATCACCGTTAGCTGCTGTAAATGTAGCAGTTACAGTTTGGTCTGATGTACCAATATCTGTACCATCAGTTTGTATAGTGCCTCTAGTTGTAGCTAAAGCTTTTACGTTAGTAGCTGGTAGATACTCATCAGTATCACCTGCATGTCCAACTTGAACTGTTGCAGTTCCACCATCGTTAGAAACAGTTGTAACGTTTAATATTACATCTACAATTTGTGAATTTGCAGGAATAATTCCTACGTTTGTTGTAGCTGTTGCACCAATGATATCTATCACTGCTGATTGAGCCATTAATACAAAACCTGCGTTTGCACTAGCTCCTTCTCTTATCGTTCCCGCTTTTACTGGTCCCGAAAATGTAGTTGTTGCCATAATTATATCCTCCTAGTTTTCCGATCATAGTCTCTAGGCCGTCGACTATACTCGTCTATGATCTAATTAATTGTATAGTGATTATTTTATATACTAGATTTAAATAGAGTGCAAGAGATCCCGTAGTGTGAATTGAATTTATTCAACGATGTAGCTTTTTGTTTAAGTAGCTACAGAAACTTGTGGTTGCGAGCCTTCTATCTTATTTTGCTGATGCTCTTTTGCTGCTTCAGCAAGTTTTATATGATTAATTACTTCTCTAACCGCTCGGTCAATTTTAACCATATTGAGAGTATATCTACCCTCTTTAAGATGCTCCTGCTTCCACTGTAGATCCAGACCTTCCTTCTTGTGGTACAGGTCCTCTAGATGTTTTTGCATTGTCATCCTCTATAACCTCCTCATAGGTTATTCTGTTTACCTTGTCAGCGTAGCTGTTTCCAAGGAATTCCCAATTTATATCATTTTCTCCTAGCTTGTCAAGGATAGCGTTTTCCAAGCTTTCTGGATTATCTTGGGATAAAACTTCAAATTTTGCGTGATGATCGTAGGCCCAAATTGTTACTAAAAATTTTTTCATAAGTCTTTCTATTATATCAGTTAATTGTGGCGGAACTATGTCCGCCACAAAATTTATTGATTACGCACCTGGTGATGCAAAAATACCTCTAAAGTCAGAAACTCCGAAAGAGTATCTTTCTCTAGCTTTGTATCTTACGTTACCAGTATCGAAGTCACCTTCCATAGCAGTTTTAATAGCTGCTCTTTGGAAATACTTCATTCCATTAGGCACGTCAGTGATAATGTAGAACGCATCTGGGTCAGTTAAGAAGTTGTTAACTCTATAACCTTGAGGTAACATTCCCATAGACGCAATTGCATTGATGTCATTATCTGCTGTTCCCACTCTACCTTGAGATTTCATTAATCTCTCAGCTGTAAACTGAAGAGCAGAAGGAATAATCATTTTCACGCCTCTTGATGCAATTTTCAGACCTCTTTCGTCTGTCATTGCAGCAATGTCGATCATTGACTGTTCCAACGATGTTTCGTTTAAGTCAGCTGCAGTAGCTAAAGTGTTAGAAGTAGTACCTGCAATTGTAGTGTGGTTTGTTGCAAATAATGCAGAACCATCACCTGATGTGAAAGTACCAAATCCGTTAATCAGTGGATTAACAGCTTTAACTTGTTTTGTGTTTGCCATTGATCTAGCTAACGCTTTTGTATATCTAGACGCTAATCTGTCATACAGATTATCTTCAATAGCTTCTTCAGTAATTGAGAATGCTAAAGCCACAGTTTCGTGAGTGTATCTAGCTGTGTAAGTCTCTTGAGCATTGTCAAAAGTTACGCCAGAACCCTCAGGTTTAACTTGTGCTTGAGCAAATCCAGATAACATTACTTCTTCTTCGAACGCTCTGTCTGAAGATTCAGTAGTGTAGATCTCTGCATGTTGATTCTCGTACTGTTTGTATTCCAGGCCAAATAAGGCATTCAAACCTGGTTCTAGTTCTTTGACTAGTTGTCCTCTTGATATCGCCATATTATTATACTCCTGTTGTACCTTTTAATTGATGTTCGTTAATGATCGTAACAAGATTAACATTAGCAGAACCTGCTTCGTTATTCTCTGGATCTTTAGAAATACCAATTATTCTTAGTTGAGCAGTACCAGTTTTAAGGTCACCATGATTTAACTCTACTTTTGAAACAAAGTTTGGTGAACTACCTGCACTGTAACTAATGTCAGCATTTAATCCGACGTCTGCTGCTGCAGTTGCGCCAGATGATTGAACTTCGAACCTTTCATAAGGATCGTCTGATACAAAACCGACAATGTCGGATGCTGTATTAGATGCCTTTAAATGGTTCGCAAATGTTGGTTTGCTTGATGAAGCATCAGTAAAGAAAACACCATTAAGTGGTCCCAATAAAGCATCACCTGCCGCTGCAACACCAATTGTACCAGCAGCTAAAATTTCTACTGGATCTCCTTGGTATATAGCTGTTGCACTAGCACTAATACTATATTCGGATAAACCTTGGTTGTCTTTATTCTGACCAACTTTTCCGATCGGTCTTAAACCGAACGCGCTATCTTTATTAGCCATAGTTGTTGTCCTCCTTAGACATTATTGATTTATCCTTGGATGGTTAGGAATTGTTAAAAAATTAACTTTTCTTTGAGCCACCGAAGGTTACACGAGACTGCCTATCGATATCGATTGGCATACTCTGATGCTGTTCCTTCATGAGATCGTTGTCTACTGCTTCGACTTTATCACCATGTTGTTTAACATAATAATCTTGTCTTTGCTGTGCAATCTCTTCAGGCACCCTAGTCAGCACTAGGCCCCCAACTCCGATGACACCTGCGTATTTCCCATCTTCTACAACGGGGTAATCCGACTCAGGATATTCGTCTGCTCGTACTAACTCGTATCCTGATCTTATTCTTCCAGAGACATTCTTAGTGTCTTGAAAGCCTAAGCTCTCGGCCCTTACCCATCTATGTTTAAACCCTGTAGGCGCAGGCGGTGCATCTAAAGATGACGGTGGAGACCAAACTTTTTTTTGAGCTGTTTTTTCTCTAGTTTGACTCGCACGAGAGGTTCTTTTATCATTATTATTTTCCATATGCTTATACCTCCTTCGTGATATTTAATTGTTTTGCATATTCTTCAAGTGGCACACCTAATTTTTTAGCAATTGCTACCTGTGAAGGCGTGAGACGTACAGTTTTGCGACCAGTTTTCGTACTTCTTTTTGCAGATGCAACTGTCTGTACAGGCTTGGCCGTTTCCGTAGATTCTTTTCTATCAAACTTATGCGGAAATTCAAGTCTTATTCTCTTATCTATTTCCGAATAATATTCGTCACTTGCGGGATCAAAACCTTCTTCTTCTGTCAACTTTTTATGAAGATCAAAGGCAGTATATGTCATGGCTGTATCTTGACCAAACCATGCATTTTTAGACGCCCAATCCTCTGCTTTTGGATCAGGTGTTCCTTTAGCTGCTTGCTGTCTTCTGTCTAGGTTGATTTCAGGTCTTGATTCCTTTTTCTTATTATACTCTTCTTGAGCAAGTTTAGCTTGTTCAAATTGAGCTTTTTTATAACCTAACTCAGATATTGCAGTTAATGCTTCTGACTCAGCTTTTAAATCATTTGCTTCTCTAGCTGCTGCAAGTTTTGCTTGAGCTGCTTCTACCCCTGATTTAATAGATGATTCAGTAGATTCCAAATATCCTGGTTCAAGCTTCGAGAGTTTTTCTTCAGCTTTTGATTTAGCTAAAATCATTTTTTCTGCATACGACAAAGCCTCTTCTCTTTGTCTTTCTGCTTCTCTCCACTTGTGAGTTAGTTTCGATATTCTTTTTTGAACAGAGTCAGAATATTTTTCTAACTCGTCTTCTTTCTTTTCTTCTTTTTCGGAAGCTTCTTTCTTTTCTTCTTCCACACTTGTAGATGTGTCAGTAGATTCACTAGCTGTGTCGATAACGTCAGTAGTGTCATTATCAGTTTGAACATTTTTATTCTCCTTATCTTCTGGCAGTTCTATATCTACCGCTGGACCAGAGGTATCAATGTCTACTGTTTTATTTTCTTCGGGCATAGTTTTACTCCTCTATGATTAATATTGATGAAATATATCTTCTGGGTTTGCGATTGTAGCGAGTACTTCATCATCGTTGAGTATTCTCACCTCACCACCATCGATTTGTATCCTGGATCCTGCATAACGTGCAAAGACTACCCAGTCTCCAGTCTTGCACCATGGACCTTCAGGAAATTTTTCTTTATCATAACAATGTGGACCTTGTGCTAACACAAGACCGCAAGTAGATCCTACTTGTTGTCGTTCTAAAGTTTCTTGTCCTAAATATAAACCACCCTTGGTTTTTTCTTTCATTTTGAAAGGAAGAATTAACATTCTCCATCCAGTTGGTTGTGGTAATTTAGAAGATTCTTTTGTTTTTAAACGTTCGTATCCTTCAACTTCTTTCTGATCTTCTTTTTCGTACTTATCTAAAAGCGCTGATTTAATCTTCGGTGTTTCCGAATTGGATGACGTTGTCGTCTCTTTGCTCATTTTTATCCTCCTTTTTTGGATTTAGCAGGTTTGAGATTTCCTGTAATATATTTACGTAGGCATGTGCCTGTCCCAACATATACTTATATTTTTCCATATTGTCAACAGCTCCTGCCATCATGTTTTCACCTATCGCATGATAGTTATCTTTTAAATGTTTTTGTAATCTAGAAATTACAGTTAGTTCTTCATTTAACATTTCTTCTCCTTTTCTTTCTTAATAATTTAACTCTTGTACTCCAACACCATTCACTCATTTTAATAATACGAGTTTCTACAAATGAAACTGAGTTATCTAATGATTCAAAAAATTTGTAAACTATTTTATCTAGCACTTCCACCTTCTTCTAGCCTGACGTAGTCTAGAATTAGGATCTGCTGCTGCTTTCGGAAATTTTTTCATTTGACCTGCACTTCTTGCACAGTACGACTTTCTACGATTAGCAGCCTTTGACCCTTTTTTAACTTTACCAGTCACAGCTGTTTTTAATTTAGATCCAGGGTTTTCTCTTCTGTATCTTGCAACACCAGCCTTGGTCATACCTGCACCAGACTTCGTTGATCTAAAGTATTTTTTAGTTTTAGGTGGTTGTTTATCTCTCGCTCTTCCACCTTTAGCTTTTTCAATTCTAGTAATATTAGCTCCTTCACCTGTAGTAGTATCTATTTGTAAACCTCTAGGTAATTCTTTCTTTTTCTTTTCAGTAACAAAGGATTTTACGTCTTCTTTTTTATTATATAACTTACTCATTATATTCTTTGCATCTCTGGGTTTTTATTTAATATATTTTTTTCTGCTCTTGGTCTAGCAATAGAATCTTTACTTCTTTTCCTAAGTTGTGCGATAGCAGATTCTTTTAATGCTTTTTCTTTTTTTAGTTTTTCTAAATCTCTAGTTAAATTCATTATGCTGTTTTCTTTTTCTTTGCAAATGTTGCAACGTTAGTTGGCTTGCCCCCAGGATTCCCCGCAGCTCTTTTTCGTTTGACAGCACTCGCCTTTTGCGACTTTGTCATCCGTGTGGCTTTTGCAAGTGGGACGCACTTCGGATACTTTCTCTTCGAACCTTTTGAGCGCCCGCATGGCTGATACTTCCCATTCTTCTTTGGTGCTCCAATGTCCACCCATTT